AGGGTCTAGGCGATTACAGCCGAACTCTCGATCGAAATCGGAATCGGTAGTGTAAATCACTACTTTGAAGAGTTAAAGAAGCCGTATACCGGTTTAAACTGTTCGAGGTGTGTTTGGACCCTACCCTCCTCAATATAGATGAGATTGGGAAAATTCCTTTCTCTCTGATGCACCGATATCGGTGCCCAATGCGTTATTCGCTGTCCATCCGCATAGCGGGTGACATCTTCAAACCACATGGCTCCAGGGTCTTCTATTGTCTGAAAATCAGTATATAGAAGGCCCTCAATGAGAGCTAACTGCTTTGGATCATTTTTAATATGATCCTCTTCAGGAAGCTCCCATTGTTTGGCTTCCATGTAGATTGAAGGTTCAATCATATATATGATTGTGTTCGGAGGGGCGATATTATATATCCTTTTACAAAGAGCCTTGTCTTTGGTAACTACCAAGACAGTGCTACTTGTAAAGCCCGTCCTCTGTAATCCTAATAAGATTGCATTGTCTGACTCCATAAATAATGGAAGTCTGGACGCGATGAGAGGATCAATGACACTGAGCGGATTACTTATGTAATCATGCACAGCGTTAATTCCCCTCTCAAGCATATCAGAGTTCTCTCTGATAAACCGTTCAACGATATCGTTGTCCGGACCATACTTGAAGGACCAATTGAGGCTCATATAATTATGAACCTCAAATTTTGTTGAGTCCACAAAGTATGGTATCCTGTCTTTAAATTTAAAGCCAGGATCTTTCCAGGTACGAATAAATGTGAGACATAAGGAGAATAATTTCTCCTCGTCAAACTTTGTTCTTCCTAGGGGTTGAGGAGGTGTTTTATCAAGGGCGAAAGAGATTGGTTCTGGTACCCTTCCAAGGAGTACTCTCCTAAAGAAGGCAGCCTTAAGAACCCTCATAATCGCCTTGATTGGGTCTTCATACAACCGGACTCTTAGAGATTCTAAGAGCTCTCGGTGTTCCTCGGACGTGGGTGTAATAATACACTCCTCCGGCAATAACTTCTTAAACTCTTCTTTAATTGGCATCCACATATGGTACTTATGGGTTACCTGATTAGTTCTTTCAGACCTAACCAGTTTATATCCAAAAGTGCCGGACGCCAATTTTTCCATACGAAAGACGGCCTCATCCACTCCTCTGGACTTCTTCTTAATTACTTCAAGAAGGAACTCAGCTCGTGGATGAAAAGCTCCATCACCACCAATCTCTACCGGTAGGTAGGGACACAGGACATCAGAGTCCTGAGGTACCAGCAAATGCTGGATCAGAGATGCTCGTAACATTACAGGGACCAGAGGGCCATTTAGATTAGATGACCATCTGGTTTCCTTTCCGAGCATCTCAAATCTTCCGAGATTTTTATATGTTGGTCGATCCTGATCAACATGTAACGGAAGTAGTAGACGAATCCTAGGATAGTCTACGTAACCAAGGGGTCGTACCCCTCGCTTAATTTGAGCGATAAGGGTATCCCTTGGTTTCTGGGGGAAATATGCAATTTCCTCACAGAAATATACGAACTTGTCATTTATATAAGTGTCAAGCTCGGATATCTTGAAGTCGATAGACTCCAAGACCTTCCTGTGGTTTTGTAGCCGGGTCTTGTCTTGATGCAATGCAATCAAGTCATCACCGACACAAGACGACACGGGAAGGTGGGATATCTGAAGACAATATAATTGTGCTATAGTTAGTACAATTTTTGTCATTGGATCTCCCATTAACCAACCACGTCTCTTGAGAACAAGTCTGTAGTGCTTCCCTTCGGGGATGCAAACAAGTCTTGGACCACAATAAATTGTGATCGCTCTCATAACAAGACCAGTTGGAAAGCCATCAACATTATGGTGTGCTAATTTAGTCAGTTCCATAAGGATCTGACGAGCCACCGAGGGATTCCCAAAATCAGTTGCGGTTTCTAAGTCTGATGACAGACCATAGATCCGCTTTTCTGGTTCAAACCTCTCCCACAGAGTATTCTGTGGGTGGAGGTTTGTATAAAGGAAATCCCAAAGGTGTCTATCACCTTTTAGGCCAGATCTTGCACGGGGGTTGTATTGTACAACATCCTTGAAGAGATGGGCTACTAGGTGAAACAGTATCATAACCGGTAACGGAGATACTGTCACTATCCTAGCCTTAGAAGGCTCTCGGATAGTGGTGGCCCTAACGCATCTCAGAGGTACTCTCATCTTGGGGTCCAACGTTTGTTGGAGAACCCAAGAGAGAACATCCTGAGGTGTTTGGGGACACTGAGGAGGGATATCCCTCCTCTCAAGTGTTCTAAAGTCATAAATTGACTTTTGGCACTTGGTTCTACAGATTGTCGCTAAGAAGGAGGTTTGACCTCCCTTCATTTGTGATCTCTCAAAGCAGGCCTTTGGCCCGACTGAGAGTTTTGCCGATGATCCCGTAATATTACGGGCACGGTATACAATTGAAGTCAGCACCGGCTTATCAATATTGATAAGCTTGGCTGGTTCTGAGACAGTCTGGATGAACTTATCCAAACTTTGGGCTTCCATGGCAGGATCTGCCAGTCCGAAGGCCCTAGTTTGGGTAACACAAACGAGCTGTTGTAGGCTCAGTGGTGAACCATCAAGGTCCACTAAAGGGATGTATTGCTCGTGTAATCGAGCAAGATCCCGGTGGTAGGGGAGCTGAGTAAAGTCGTTCTGTTCTGCATAACATTTCCTTACTTGTTTCTTCCAGGATTTTACCCGGGAAACAAATTTGGAATAGTTGTTAGCGCAGTTTTCAAGAACGAATTTAGTCATTCGGTCCACGTCCTCATAGGTAGGATTACCTAGGAGGAGGAGTGGGATGACGAGGCCGTCTGCTGTATGGAACCATTGCTCAACCAGGTGTAACTTTCCGGCTTTAAGTAAGCTAGAAAGTTTCCTCTGGAAATGCAATGAATATGTCCCGTATAATCGGGACATTACGAACTTGAACTGATGTTCAGGTCGTAACTCCTTGAGATAAG